AGTATAGAAACTGATCGGCGGCTCCCGCATAATTTCGGTGATTCAATTCGTATAACAACGTTGAGTTCGCCAGCCTTTCCCCACCCAGATTAAAATCGAAACTCGTCAGCGCGTCAAACTGATTCTGCGTCAACGGTACCGTCACGATTTCCGAGACGAATGCCCCCGACGCCTCCAGGTCCACAGCGAGAAACGCGTCCGCCTGTTCGCGGGTGATCCGATCTCCCAATTTGACGCCCGCTGTATGTCCGTACCCAATAGTCGGCAAGTCTCCCTGGCGTTGGTACGCCGTTAACCGTAACCCCTCGAACTGCTTCACGAGATCCGAACACTTCTGCGAAGGTTTCATCGTCTCCTCCCTTTCCTACCCGCCTGCCCGCCTGCCCGTCTGCCCGCCTGCCCTATACGATATAACAGAAGACGACAGGTTAGGAACTAACGGCATGAGGGTATCGAAACTGTTTCGACGAATCTTCCTCAAAATAGCGTTCGCGTCATACTCCTTTCTCCCTGCATCGCAAGCGCCTGTGGTTGACGCAGACGCCCGGGATCGGGTGAAAGCAGTACGGCCCGATCGGTTTGACGAGAGTGAAGTGGAGACGGGATGTATCCCGGCGTTACTGGCCGACCATACCCGATACGGCGGCCCGTGTACGGGGCTGGGTAGTCAGTTAGAAGCGATGTCGAGGGCAAACGGAAAAGGACTGAGGCTTCTAAACTCGTGCCTGTCGGGCAGCATCGATGAGGAACGCGAAAAGTTTATTGCGCAACGGATGCTGGATGCGTAATAATAGAGACCATACGGATCGCGATTCGACCCGCATTCCGTATTACCTGTCTCACTACCGGAAGTTCCTCTACCTCGACCTGAAAACGGCGGATTTCTCCAGATCCGCCGTTCCCTTTTGAACCCATACATTTGACATAGACATCGGTTTGTATCTAAACTAATTGCCGTATGGCGTCTGTCGGAATGGGTAGCATTGGAGGAGGAGACCTGAGTCTAGGTGCGGGTGCGGGTATAGGCTCCGGTGCTGGTTCGGGTGGAATGGAATCCGAACTCGGATCGTTGCTTTCTTCAACCGTTAGCGACTCGGGAGGTTCGGGAGACGATTCCGCCGGAGACGCAGCCGGGTTCGGTACGGAGTTTAACGCCGATGCGACCGGCGATACCGGCGATACCAACGATACTAGCGCCCTTAATACCTCGCAAGATACGGCCGTACAATCTGACGCCGACGTCTCGACTAGCCCGACCGAACCGAACTCTGAACCTTTTCCTGGCTGGAAACTAAACGAAGACGGCAGCTACAATGTCGTCTCCACCGAACTTCCCCGTATCCAAGCCGCGCTTCAGTACAACGAAGCGGTCAGCCAGATTTTTCAGACCCCCCAAGAGGCGCAGGAATCCTACGCCACCAGTTCGCAAATGCGCCAGATGCAGAACGACTGGCGTTATGGAACTCCCGATGCGATTCGCTCGGTAGCGGAATTCCTCGCGGGCAACGGACACTCCGACCCTGCTGGCAAAATGGCATTCCAGCGCTCGTTCGGCCAACTCGCGGGTATGTTGCCGGATATGTTACGGCAGCAAAACCCAGCCGCCTATAATACCCTGGTACAGTCGTTCGGCCCTCGAATCTGGCAACCGCTTTATCAGCGCGCCGCGTCTATCGCCGCGCAATACGGCTCGGATAGCCTCGAGGCCAAAGCCGCATTGCAACAGGCGCAAGGGGTGCAGTGGGGAATGACCGGGCAGTACCCCACCGAGTTACCTAAGGTAGATCCTCAGTCGCAGGCACAAACGGCTTTTCAACAACGGGAACAGGCGTTCAATCAACGTCAAGAGGCAGCTTTGCGCCGCGACGTTCAATCTTTTAACAACCAGTTCGAAGGCGCCCGTCTGTCGCAACTCGACCAAATGATTACCGCCAAGCTGGCGCCGATTAAAGACCGGTATCCCGAGATCGCGCTTAAAGATTTGATCTCGGGGATTCGTGGCGAAGTCCTCCAGACTCTCGACTCGCAGGAAAATCTGTCGATTGAGCAACGGCAGGAGCACGACGCGATAGTACAGGATTTTCATACTACCTGGCACCGCGGTTCTCCCGGCCAGGGGCTTGGACCGCGTGTCCAGGCGTATCAACAGAATTTTTTGGCGCGCGCCGGACGGGTGTTAGGTCCGATCGCGCAAAAACGGATCAACGCGGCCACTCAGGCGCGAGTAAACGCGAATACGAGTCCTCGCAACCGCACGAACGCCCAACAGGGCCAAGGCGCGAATGCCGGGGTTCCACGCCAGAACTCACCGAATGGACAAGCGAATGGACGGACGAACGGGACAAACGGAGCGAACGGGACGAACGGCCAAAACGGACGGAATGGAACGAACGGTCAAGGTCAAGGCGTTAGCAAGAGAGACCAGTTCGATAAGGAATGGCAAGCGGCATTCTCTTCTTTCCGCCGTTAAAGAGTCGTTAAGACCGTAAATCCTCCCTCTCAATAATCCGTTAATCCGTTATCTCGCCCGCGGCCGATTCGTTTGAATCTTCCGAACCTCCACGCAAGGAGTCTATATGGCCATTACGGCCCAAACCGCAAATTTTATACCGACGATGCTGGAGACGGTCCGGCCGAAACTCTCCTATTTTCTCGCAATGAAACAGTCCAAATTCGCCGGACTGTTTCTGAAAGCCGCCGAAAAACACCAGGTCAGCGCTTTTACCGACGCCCCGGCGGGTGGATCGCCTACTTATTCTCTTGGCGGTCCCGTACTTGCCTGGCGAGTTCCACTCTTACTGTTCATGGGTGGCGACTACCAGGCTTTCTCTCTTGACGGCGGCGACCTCGGGACCGGTAGCTCCATGATTACCGCATTCATGGCGTTCGGCACGTTCGAAAACAACATTGGTTTCAATCTTCCCGCCCGTGCTGCCATGGCTACTAAGAACGCGCAACAGGCGGTAGCCAATGCACTCCAGTTCTCTCTCGGTAAAGCGTTGAGTGAAATGGCGCTTTACAACGAGATCGGTTTGTTCAACGATTCGACCGGAACTCTGGCAACTGCAAATGGTACCGGTTCCCCGGCGGTTAGCGGAGGCACCGTTACTTACAACCTGGAGTCCACTTTCGCCTGGAATCGTATCCGGTCGTTCAATCAATTGGTCGATGTCTACAACGCTGCCGGTACGCTCATCGATATCGGCGCCCGTGTAAAATCTATCAACTTCGCGTCGAACTCTATTACTCTTACGATCAACAACTCCTATTCGTCCGGTCCAAGTAATACCGATGTGATCGCTTTCCCGAACATGGGACTCGGAGCGGCGGCGGGGAGTTATACTCAGGTTGCCGGGTCGTGGCGTAACGGAATCTACACTTTCAACTCCACTACCAGTTCCGGATCGCTCGGAGGTCTCTCGTATTCGACGGCGTACGAAATGACAACTCCTGCCGTCAATGCCTCTTCCGGTTACTTTACCGCTTCGACCGGTTATGCAGGCCGTTCCCAGCTTATTCAACGCCGCGACGAAGACGCGTACGGAGGGATCGTCGGGGTATGTCACACCGCCCAGCGCGTGTCGTGGTATCTGCAAGGCCTAACGATCTCAAATTGGTTCCGTGGGGCCAGCGACAAAATGATCGACCTGGCGCCGGGGAATAATGGATATGGAGACACGTTCGAAGCGTGTGACGTTACACACTATATCTCGCGTTATGCAGGCAAGGCGCGGGTGGACTGGATCAATCCGTCGAACTTCGGTTGGACTCAGTTAAGCGACATCGATTTCTTCCAGACTCCCGAGGGTCAACGCGTCTTTGCCGGACGTTCGATCACGACCGGTAACGTACAAGCCGGATTCCAGTTCTACGTCGTGAATACCCGGCAACTCTATTCGGTGGATCCCGGTTGCGGAGTGGTTACCTACACACTCGCCATTCCGGCCGGACAATAAGAGTTCAAGGAGTTCAATCGAATCATGCAGACCGTCCTTCGTAGTACTCAAGGAGTGATACCCGGATCGCCATTTGTCAGCAGCTGGTACCCGATCCCAGGGTTTTCCGTAGCTAACCCATTGCCGATGGCTGCGGGAGGACCGCAGGAAGCCTCTTACCTCTCATTCTCGATTTATTCCGACCAACCCGGAACGATCCAGATTCAGGAGACCGACGATGCTACCAATCCGGCGTTGATTCATGCGGTACCCAATGCCACCTTCTCTTTCATAGGTGGAACGGCCTTATTCCAACACGGGATTCTGGTCAAACGTTCGTCCTGGCGTGTCGTCGTCACCAATACCGGAGCCGCGCAAAAGACTTTCGAGTTGTGCGTCAACCAATGTGTTACTCAACCTGAAATTTTCGATCCGGCCGGCAACCTTTATGTCAACGTCGCCAACCCGGCGCCTGTCTCTAATTTCTCAGCGGACCCGGCGTCGCTCCTGCCGACGCCCGCTCTCAGCGACGTTTACCGTGTGCTCCTCGCGATTCTTTACGAGGCTCGCGTCAATAACATGCTCCTGCTCAAAATTTCCGAGCCGTATTCTCCCGCTCTCCTCCCTTCGTTCCGTATGAGCGAACCGGATGGGATACTCGGGAGCGACACTAACTAGCAATTCAAACCAGGGCCGTGAGTGCGGTCCCTATTTATCCGAAAGGAAAACCAGATCGTATGATTCTCGAAGCGCGTTCTCAACGTACCGATGTCAACGTCGTGGCAGACGGTGTCATCGTTCCTTTGCGCGTCGGCGCCCAGCAGGAACTGATGGTCACCGACTCTCATCCTCGTTATTACGATGCGGTTCGCCGCGGCAATGTGTATTTTGCAGCTAATACCGCTGGCGGGGCGCTCTCGCTCAACAGCACAACGGCTACCGGGCTCATCGTTTTCAACCCGGCCAACTCCGGTAAAAACCTGATCGTCATCGAATTGTGCGTGGCGTTAGCCACCGCCCCGGCTGGCGCGGCCACTCTGGTCCTCACCGGCGGCGTACAGGTCACCGTTCCAACCGGTGTCACTGCCATCACAAGCGGCGTCAACGGTGTCCTTCCCGCGAGGGTCGGGGTAGCCGGTTCGACCTCCGTCGCCTTCGCTTATTCGGCAGCTACTATCGCTAACACCGTAATCCAGCGTTGGGTCGGGGGCGGTCCGGTAGCGACGTCGTCGATTACTCCACCGTTTATTAAAGATCAGATCGACGGGGCGCTAGTCCTGACCCCGGGCTCACTACTCTCGCTCCAGTGCCTTACAACTGCGATCACAGCGGGCGCCAGTATCTCCTGGGAAGAGGTACCGATCTAATCGGAGTTATAATCGGGGAAACGATCCTTTAGTTCGTGTTTCTTCGGTTCGTGTTTCTTCGTCGGGCAAAAAGGCGGGTCGCTTTTTCGAGCAAGAAAGCGACCCGCCTTTTTCCTTTTGTGTCAAGATAAACGGTGGAAGGGATGTGTAAGCGAATGAGTCGTAAATTCCTGGCGTCTGTTCTACTATTCGCGGGTGTTACCGGCGCCCTCGCGATCCTGGCATTCGGACAAGGCCAACCTGTCAATCAGGTCTCCGGTCCTCCAACCAACAACTACGTCACTTATTACGATCTCGGATCGACCCCGCAATATATCTGTTACGCTCAGGCGCTCCAACCCCCCGGTTCTTCCTTCTATCTCTCTTCTGGAACCCTCGTTTCCATCGCGGTGTCGACCAATGTCGGTACAATCACTTTCGGGTCCACCTCTTATCTTTGGACCGGAGCCGTCGTAAACATATCGGGTGCTACCGTAGCGACGGCGCTTAACGGGTCGTACAGTATCACCGCCGTATCCGGATCGACGGCGACTATCGCTACCTCAGGAGTGGGTAACGCTACTTATACGGATGCGACCCTGGTACTCACCACCTCCGCTCCGTTACTCAACCAATCCGTCTGGTCTATCCTCGTCACTCAATATTCCGGTTCCAACCCGATCACCCAATATTGGGCGGGGAATCCAGCCGTTACCCCGCCGATGAATCTAGCCTGTAGTAATCGACACAATTATTAGACAACCCAATCCCCTATATGAGTCCGCGTCTTCTCGAACGTCTTAACGCTTACCTCGGCGACCAACTCGGACATCGTCCCGACGGGCATCCGATCTTCGCCTGGAAAAACAGCGACACCTTGTTTTGGCCGGCTTTCGCTACTGGGAGGATGGTTTCCAAGATTATCGAGGTGCCGATTATTGGTTCGTTAGGAACTAACCAGACTGTCGAACGAGTCGAAATACCCGTCCACGAGTACAAGAAAGACCG